AGGTAACGCTGCTAAGATTGATTGGAAAACAGCTAGTGTGTTAGAGAAATTAGATGGTACTATGATACAAGTATATTGGGACTGGAATAAAAAAGTTTGGTTTGCTGCCACTACTGGTACTGCCGAGGGTGAAGGTGAAGTAAATAACAAAAACGGAACCACTTTTAATGAACTATTCTGGGATACTGTAAACAACAAATACACATTCAACGATTGTTTGTTGGATAAAAATCACATATACGTATTTGAGTTAACTACACCATATAATATAGTAGTAAAACCACACGGTGAATCATCAGCTACAATCCTTACAATCAGAAACAGAGAAACTCTAGTAGAATTATCTGGAAAAGACTTGGAAATGGCGGTTGCATCCTTAGGATTACCATTAGTTAAAAAGTTTGACTTGAATGCCAAAGATGTAGGTGCTTTGTTACGTACATTTGAAGGTATGCCATGGTCGGAAGAAGGTTATGTTGTTGTGGATGCTAATTTTAACCGTGTTAAGATAAAGAATCCAGCTTACTTGGCTGTTCACCACTTAAAAGGTAAAACTGCTGAACACAACATTCTTACGATAGTTAAAACCAATGAGATAGAAGAGTTTGCTTCAACTTTCCCAGAAAGAAAAGAGGAACTTTATAAATTGAAAGAAAACTATGATAACCTAACTGAAACGTTAAATGTTACATGGGAAGTATTGAAATTGGCTAAACCTAAGAATATAACACCAGCTGAGAAAAAGAGATATGCAATGAAGGTTTTTGAAGTATGTAACACTACTGATTTAAAACCATTCACTGGATTATATTTTGGGTTGGCAGAAGGTAAAATAGCATCGGTTGAAGACTTCATGTTTAAATACGATGATAAATTATTATATAAAATGCTTTAATTATGGCTATAGATTTCAAACAAAAAATAAAAGAGCTTAAATTAAAAGATAGAGCTGATTTAACTCCAGATGAGCTAGGTTATATTAAATCTATTGAAGATTTAATTGATAGCGAGATAGAAAAGAAACTATCAACTGATAGAATGGAAGTTTGGATTGATAAGACTTATGTTTTATTCAATTACAATCCAATAACCAAGAAACCATTTCCTAGTATGACAAATGCTAGGAAATCGGTTTTAACTGGTGAACTATTAAGGAGATACGAAAAAGCCAATTGGCGAATAACATGGCAGGAAGATGATGGTATGGATGGCAATATGTCAGGTGGTGATTATTTAATACTTAAAGGGATAAGATAATGACTAAACAAGAAATGGATGAATTTCTAGTTTCCATAGGTGGATTAGAAAGAACATATCGAGAAGATAAAGGGCCAATCGTTGATGCGTATGCTTTTGGTGTTGGTGAAGGTTGGTATCCTATTATTAAAGACCTAATAACTGAATTAATCGCATTGGGTTGGGATAAACGACCTGTTCAAGTTAAAGAAAAATTTGGTGGGTTAAGATTCTATATTGAAACTTATCCAGAAGGTGCTCAAGAGGTTATAACAAAATACGAAAAACTATCTTACGAAACATGCGAGAAATGTGGTGAGAAAGGTACAAACAGAAAAATAAAAGGTTGGTTATACACACTATGTGATGACCACGCAAAAGAAAAGGAGGAAGAATAATGACTTACACAGAAAAAACTTATAAAGAAGCAAGAATGGTTGGTGTAAAAGCCCATTCAAATCAATCATATGATGAAATATTTCCATATGAGAAACACTTAGATGACGTAGTAGACGTACTTAAGAGATTTGGTTTCTCTGGTAAGTATATTGTAGCTGGATTCCTACATGATGCCATAGAGGATGACGGTATCAGCTACAACGACATCAACAAACACTTCGGTAAAGAAGTTGCTGAGATGGTTTATTGTGTAACTGATGAATTGGGTAGAAACCGTAAAGAAAAGAAAGAAAAAACCCTTCCTAAGACTGCTAGTAACCCAGATGCGATTATTCTTAAGTTAGGTGATAGAATTGCGAATATTGAACATGGTGGAAAAATAGACATGTATGCCAAAGAGTATCATGAGTTTAAGGGTGCGTTGTATTTGAATACACCTGGTGATGGAAAAAAAATGTGGGAACATTTAGATTTTTTATTGAAAATAAATTTGGTGGAATAAAATTAAGTATTATATTTGCACTATAAAATAAAAACATAAAACTTATGGCTGGCGAAATAATAGGTGAATTAATAATGGGTGGATTAGAAATTGGTGGTGAAATGGCTACTAGTGGGGATAATAAAAAATCTGGTTGGGGTTGTTTAATTATCGTAATCATGTTAACATTGATAGGTGTTGGTATATACTTCATAGCCATCGCAGTATCAGAACCAAAACAACCAACACGTGGTCTAATAACTAAAAAATTACCCAATGACAATATGGTTATTAAAACCAAAAAGGGTGAAGATGTTTATACAATAACTCATGAGTTATACCTTAACAAAAAAGTAGGTGACTCAATAATACTAAACAATTAATATGAAAATTAAAGAGATTTTTGACGAAATTGCTGCTGAAGGTGGTACAAATGCTAAGGTTGCAATCCTTACAAAATATGTTGACAATGAATTGTTGAAACGTGTTTTATATTTAGCTAACTCTAAGAGAGTTAAATTTTATATCAAACAACTTCCAGAATACACTACATTTGGTGGTGACACTATATCCTTGGAAGATGCGTTGAATAAATTAATTAGCATTTCTTCTAGATTTGTTACTGGTAACGAAGCATTAAACTTCTTACAAGAGATTTTATCTAATTTAGATGCTGATGATGCTTATATCCTTGAACGTATCATTGATAAAGATTGTAAAATAGGTTTAGGTACCACTTACATGAATAAAGTATTCAAAGGTCTTATTGAAGATACTCCTTATATGGGTGCTGTGTCGTTTGATGAGAAAAAAGCTCGCAAAGTATTTGAAAAAGGTGCCAAAGGTATATCACAAATCAAAATGGATGGGCGTTATTGCAACGCTATTGTTCGTAATGGTGAGGTTGAAATGGAAAGCCGCCAAGGTGAACCAACAATTCTTACTGGTGCTAAATTCTTGGAAGATTTAACTTCATTTGAAGATTGTGTTCTTAATGGTGAGTTAACTATGGATGGTGTATCTCGTTATGAGTCTAATGGTATCATTGCATCACTTATTGATATTTGTTCTAAACGTGATTCTAGAACGGATAAAGAAAATGATAAGAAAATCACTAACTTTGAAGATAAGCATGGTAGTTTCACTGGTGCTTTAGAAAAAATTAGATATACCGTATGGGATAGACTTACAGTTGATGAATACTTCAACAAAGCTTCTAAACTTAAGTATGCTGAACGTTTAGCTTATTTGGAAAGATTACTTGAAAAAGCTAAACCATCTAGTGTTAAAATGATTGAAAGTGCTATTGTACATAGCTACGCACAAGCAATGACACACTTCCAAGAAGTATTGGCTGCAGGTGAAGAAGGAACAATCCTTAAAGCATGGGATGGTGAGTGGAAAGATGGTAAACCAACATGGCAAATCAAAATGAAACTTGAAATGGATGTTGATTTGAGAATCACTGGATTCAACTATGGTGGAAAAGGTACAAAGAATGAATTCCTTATCTCTAGTTTCAACGCTGAATCTTCTGATGGATTGGTTAAAACAAAACCACAAGGTCTTAAAGAAGATATGATGAAATATGTAACTGAAAACCAAGATAAATTGTTAGGTACAATATTACAATGTAAATCATGTGGTTTATCTAGCGATTCAAGTGGTAACTATTCAATGTTACACCCAGCATTTGTAATGTTGCGTGATGATAAAGATACTTGCGATAGCTTAGAATCTATCAAAGAGATTGAAAATATGGTGAAAACTTTAACAACTGCATAATATGGAAACAATATATGGTATAATTGGGATTTTGGTTTGTATTCTATTATTATTGATAATAAGTTTGTATTTGGTATTTGCTTATCAAATCTATAGAGTTAAAAAAAGAGGTGAGAAGTTCGTTAAAGACAAGGGATTAGAAATAATCAATAAAAAAAATCGATAAATTTATCAAATAAAATTTGGTAGAAACAAAAAAGGTTGTATATTTGTACCCTTAATAAAAACAAATTTAATTTAAAAACAAAAACAATGAAAAATTTAATTTTAGGAGCTATACTATTATTTAGCGTAATGACATTTGGTCAAAAAAGACATGCTGGAACAACTGCTTCGACTCAATCAGAAACAACTGTTGACACCACAGCGACATCAAAAGCAAAATGGTCTAAGTATGTTGCAGTAAATTTATCAATTTCCAACGGAAATGATTATGGTGACAATGCTAACACAACAAGTTTTGATATGGGAAGTTATCCAAGTGTTGAATTTGGTTTCTCTCGTGAGAATATAGCGTTAGGTGCTGTTATTGGTCGTGGTAATTTACGTGGTTTAGGAACCAACGAAGATAAATTCTCTAATTATTACTGGGAAGTAAAAGCTGTTCCATCATTTCCATTAGGAGTTGTAAATGCTAGTCTTATATTCGGTGCTGGTAGTTATTTCAACAACGATAAAGGTAACACGTTTATTGAATACGGTACTGGAATAAGCTATACGGTCAACAAATTTACATATGGTGTTTGTTATTCAAACTGGGATGGTATTGATTACATCACACCAAATATTAGTTATAGTTTAGACTAATTAAAACAAAAAAAATAAAAAAAATAAATGGATATGTAACAGTATCCATTTTTTTGTAATTTAAAAATAATTCATGATGAAAAAAATGATTAAATTTCCGTCTATTGAGCAGTTTAGAACTGTCGTGACGAATATAAATAGACATTACAACTTTGTTGGGTTAGATGAAAATGGTGATGCTATTTATGACCATACATTACCTAAACCAACACTTACATTCAAAGGTACTGTGAAATTACATGGAACCAATGCTGCTGTGTCATTTAATGAAGGTGGATATTGGGCTCAATCTCGTGAGAATATTATTACGCCTGAGAAAGATAATGCTGGATTTGCATTCTTTGTTGAATCAAAAAAAGAAGTGTTTAGAAAATTTGTAAACCAAATCAATAGTGTAAACTTAGAAAGCCTTTACAACAACACATTTACTATTTACGGTGAATGGTGTGGTGGTAACATCCAAAAAGGTGTTGGTATTACAAACTTACCTAAATCTTTCTTTATCTTTGGACTTAAAGTTACACCACATACTAGTAGCGAAGAAGAAGCTAGGTTAAAACCAGCTTATTGGATTCCTTACCATTATTTGAGTAGCCCAGAGGATAATATCTATAACATTGACGATTTCCCTACATACTCTATTGATATCGATTTTAACATGCCTGCTTTGGTTCAAAACCAATTATCCGAGTTAACTATAGCTGTTGAAGAAGAATGTCCTGTAGCGAAAGCTTTTGGCTTCTCTGGAATCGGTGAAGGTATCGTTTGGTCAACTGAAGTAAAAGGTGTTGTACATCGCTTCAAAGTAAAAGGTGAAAAACACTCTAGCTCTAAGGTTAAGACTCTTGCTGCTGTTGATGTTGAGAAATTGGAAGGTATTCAGAAATTCGTAGAATATGCCATTACTGAAAGTCGTTTCAACCAAGCACTTGAAAACACATTCCCTAATGATGAACCAATCGATGTTAAAAAGATGGGTGATGTTATCAGATGGGTTGTAAATGATGTTCTAAAAGAAGAAATGGATACTATGGTAGCCAATAATATTGAACCTAAAGATGTGAACAAATATATCTCTACAAAAGTAAGAGAAATGTTCTTTAAGATGGTGTAAATCAAAGAGTTAGTAACTGAAAAAAGTTTGTTTTTTTTGGTGAAAACTCTTTATTTTTTTATAAAATAACGTATATTAATAAAAAACAAAAGTATGAATTCTAAATTATTTATTGCCGATAAAGTTAAGGTCGGCTTCAATCCAAGAGAGGACACTTACAGTGGAAAATTAGGTTATGTCATAGGACATGACGGTAAAAAATGGCGTAAAGAACCATCATGGGATGGTTGGAGATATCATCATATGGATGAAGCTGACTATCAACAAAAAAGACTTGAACAATATAATGACCGTCTTGCTAAAACTAAAAAAGACCATCTTTATTATATTGACTATGCAGCAAAAAATACCAATAATTGGTACAAACAGTATGCTGATATGACAGAAGAACAATTTATTGAAAACCAATTAGGTTCTTATGAAAAATTTAAACCTAGTCTTGGTAGAGTTTCTTCAGATAAAGGGTTAATGCCGTTGGAGTTTGACAATGTTCCAACAGAAGGTTTTGTATTGAACAAAAAAGTTGGTGGTTATTCTAACGGTTGGGACCACAGGTCAACTTATTGTCGTGTGTATGACCCAAGAGGTTTTGAATTTGAAATCAACGTACCTAACTTATTATTCATTCTTCAAGAATGTAATGCAATGAAAGGTAAAGGGTTAGAAGGTACATTCGTATATGCTTGGGAAGGTAAAGATTTAGTATTGTTACCAACATCAAGTCAAGATTACCAAGAATCGCAAAAATTCACTGAAATGCAATCGCAAAAAATCGGTGTTAAGGATTTGGTAGAAGGTTGTACTTACAAAACAAAACAAATGGAAGATTATATCTACATGGGTAGATTTAATTGCTTCAATGACAATTATCAATATAGTTCTCACAAACATGCAACAACTACATGTTTTAAATCACATGTGTTTTATAAAGTTGAAGAAAACAAATATGGTGGTAATAGATTTGAGACTTTTGCTGGTTTAACTAAATTTGCTTCTAAAATTAGTGATTCACCAGTATCAAACTATGCTGAATTATTGGATGAGTTTAATGCTTCAGAAATCAGTGGTACGATAACAACACCTGAAACTATTGAGATGGAAATCCCAACTGAAATTCAGG